ATGGATATTTTGAGGAGGCAACTAATCCTAGAACAAGCACAGACCCAACAGCTTCTTCATATACACCTCAAGTATTACAAAGTAATCTAAACGTATATTTTAATTCAGGAGAAGACATTAAGATACCCGTATTTGCAGAAGCACAATCTTATGTGACATTAACTTCTGCTGCTGGTGCTAATATAAATTGGGAAGATGCAGATGAATTTTGGGATGAATACGATGTGTTATGGGGTTCTGGTGCTACCCCTATACAGATAGTAGATAGTGGGGATTCTGACCAAAAGATTCAATATATAATTATTACTGACACTGAAAACTTAGCAACAGGAGATAAAGTTACTTTTGTTAGTCCTGCTCCTCCAGCTACGCCAACCCAAACTACAGTAATAAACTTAATATCTGTCGCAGAAGCTAAATACACTCCATTAAACATAATATTTTATAATAAATTTGGAGCATTACAGAATATGTGGTTTTTCAAGAAATCTACAAACTCTATAAACGTTACCTCTGAGAATTACAAATCTAACATATTAGACCTAGATAATAATGGAGGCACACCTTCTTATGTTATAAATAAACATCAAGAGAAAATATTTATGGTAAATTCAAGAGAGTCTATAAGTGTAAGTACGGATTTTATAAGTGAAGAATACAATGAAGTAATAAGACAGTTATTAAATAGTGAACAGGTTTGGGTAGATGACGGAACAAATGTTTTACCTATAAACCTAAAAAGCAAATCATTTGAACTTAAGAAAGGTGTTAATGATAGATTTGTGAACTATACGATATCATTTGACTATGCGTTTGACAAAATAAACAACATACTTTAATGCAGAAAATAGTATTATATATAAAAAATGACGATGGTGTTTTTAAAAGAGTCGATATGTTCAATGACGAAAGCGTTGTTCTTAAATCTCAAATACAAGACATAAAAGATGTTGGTAAAATATTTACTGATTTCTCAAGACTTTTTACATTACCCTCTTCAAAAGAAAACAATAAGTTGTTTAAACATTATTATAATGAATCCATTGAGAATGGATTTGATGCCAGAAACAAAAAAGATGCAATCATAGAATTAGATTTTCTTCCATTTAAAAAAGGAAAGATATTATTAAATTCTGTAAAGATGAAAAACAATATGGTTCATTCTTACAATATAACATTCTTTGGAAATACTGTTAACTTAAAAGATTTACTTGGAGAAGACGAATTAAGCACTCTTGGTCAATTAGACGACTACACACATAATTATACAAGTACAAATGTTAAAACAGGATTACAAAGTGGATTGTCTTCTGGTAAAATAATATATCCTTTAATTTCTCATACCAAAAGATTTTATTATGATTCTGAAGAATCTACTCCAAACTATAACGGAAATTTATATTACAATACAAGTCAAAACAATGTTGGTTTAGAATTTAACGACTTAAAACCAGCTATCAAATGCATGACTATTATTGAGGCTATAGAAACAAAATATAATATATCATTTACAAGAGACTTCTTTAATGAAACATCAGGAAGTCCTTTTGAAAATCTTTTTCTCTGGTTAAGCAGAAACAAAGGACCTGTAGGGGGTGACGAAAACCAAGAAGAAGTGTTAAGTCGTATATGTAGTCCTTGGGGGTATTCATCTGGAGATTTAGGGTTTAATATAACTGGAGATACTTGGACTGTATCAACTTCAGGAAATACAAGACGTTATGATGCAGAATTAACAATAACAACAACAGGAAGTAGTCAAAACATTCCTTATAGTGTTAAAGCTGTGGACTATGTTAGTGGAGATACACTAGCTCAGCTGCCACTAGCTGCTGGAGCTTCTAGGACTATGAACCTGCAATTAATTTCTACATCTGAATTAATTAATTATAAAATAAAATGGATTGTTGAATCTAATGAGACCTTGTCGTTTACTCCAAGTTTAGATATGACAGAATACATACTTAACCCTAATACACAAACTCCAGTTGGAACAAACACTGCTGTATTTAACATAAATGGAACAGGTTCTAGTATATCTACAACAGGAGAAATAATAATAACAGAAAACGTACCTAAAATAAAAACTATTGATTTTCTTACAGGGCTGTTTAAAATGTTTAATCTAACTGCTTACTATATTGAAGATTTTGGTGACCCTGATTACGACAAAATATATGTAGATACTTTAGATAATTTTTATTCTGATGCAGTAAACAACCCTTCATCTGGGAAAATAAATATAACAAAATATATTGATGTATCTAATACAGATATATCTCCTTCTGTTCAATTTAAAGAATTAGAGTTTAAACACGCTGAACCTAGTACTTTATTAGCTATAAATCATCAAGAGACCTTTAATGAAATTTTTGGAGACGAATCTTATAAACCTCAAAATGTAAATAGAGGAGAAATATATAAAGTAGAAACTGGATTTGAACATATGAAGTTTGAAAGAATAATTGATGAGAATAAATCAGGAACCAGTCCTTATTCAGCAGTCACATCTCCACAACCATATATAACAGATATATTATGGGGTTACTCAGCAGATGGTGATTTTGAATCTAAAACAGATTTAACTCCAGCTACAGGAGACTATTCTCCAGTACTAACTAAACCACTTGTATTTTATGGAATACAAGAAACAGGACTAAGTGCAGGAAAAGGGATAAAATGGATTTCAGACAGCACCCCATCAGAAATAACACAATACTATAGACCTTCTAATACAAATGAAGATGGAAGTGTGTCTACAGCTCCAGACCATACAATAAACTTTAGTGATGAAGTTGACGAATGGAACTTGACTAATTATAGTGATTCTGGACTTAGTAATTCACTGTTTAAGAAGTTTTATCAAACATATATAACAGATGTGTTTAATCAATATAAAAGAATATATAAATTAAAAGCTAAATTTCCTGCTGACTTTTTAATAAATTATAGATTGAATGATATCCTTATCATACAAGACAGAGAATTCACAATAAACTCAATAAGCACAAATTTAAAAGATGGTAAAAGCGATTTAGAATTATTAATAAAATTATGATAAAGAATATAATAGACTTATTAAATACTTCTGACTGGTACATATACGATGAAGATATAGATATAGCAAAAGGAAAATATAAATCTCCATTAACTTGGAAAGAAATAAAAAAGAGTATAAAACGAAACACATACAACAATGGCTGATAATACTATAAAAATATTTACTATTAAGGTTGACACTCAGAGTGGTGAGGTTAAAATAAATGGAATAACTAAGAGTTTTAAGGAAGCTGAGATTGCTCTTAAAGACTTAAACCAACAGTCAGTTAAGACGACAAAAACTGGATTAAACCCATTAACAGGTGCAACAGGTTTAGCAGGTGCAGCAGTAACGGAACTTGGTAGAACAATTTCTGATGTTAACTACGGATTTCCTGCTGTAGCAAACAACATTTCTCAATTAGGTTCTTTACTTACTATACTTACAACTAAGGCTGGAGGAGCAAAAGGAGCGTTTGAATTAATGCTAAAACAACTAAGAGGTCCTCTAGGTATATTACTTGCTTTTCAAGTAGGTATAACTCTTATTGAAGCCATAAGTAAAGGTTTTATTAAGTTAGGGAAAGACACAGATACTTTAACTAAAGCTTTTAAAGATGCAGGTAAAGGTGTGGCAGATATTTCTGGTAATTTTGAGACATACATAAACACTCTTCAGGATTCAAACAAGTCTCAAGAAGAACAAGAAGAAGCTGTAAAAAGATTAAATAAAGAATTTCCTGACTTTGTTCAAAATCTTAAAGAGTCTGATTTATCTATGCAGGATATAAAAAACTCAACAAAAGAAGCAAATGAACAAATAGATTTACAAAGACTTGCTATTATAAACTTAGCTAAATCAAGAGCTGCTCAAAAACGTATCGAAGAGCTTTCGGCAGAAATAATAGACAAACAAGTTGAGCAACAAAAAGAAACAATAGCTCTAGGAGTAGAAGGGCTTGAGGTAGAAGAATTAAGAAGGCAATCAGCCAATATTTCTATTGATGAGTTTTCTGAAGTTGCAGATTCTGAGAGAATAAACAGGCTTAATGCTTTAGCAGACCTTAAAGAAGAAAACAAAGTTTTTATAGAAAACAAAAGACAAGAAATAAAACTATTAAGTGACTATATAGAATTTGAAGAAGAAGGAAGAGGAAAATCTACTAAATCTAAAAGAGCTTTTGTTGCAAGAGAATTATCTTTTAATGAAGAAATATTAAAATCTCAAGACAAAGTAAATAAAAAAATAACCAAAAGTCAATTTGTTAGATTAGAACAAGAAGAAGAATTACAAAAGAAATTAGCTAGAATAAAGTTTGATGAATATAAAGAGAGAGAATTAGCAAGAGCAAATGCAATAAAAGACCCAAAAGACAGAAAAAAAGCAATAGAAAAAGCAAATGAAGCTATAGGAAGGTCACTAGCATCTTTATCTCAATACGAAATACAATTAACAAAAGAAACACAAGATAAAAAAACTCAGATAATAGCAGATGCTATAGTTAAACAATTTGATTTAGCTACGCAATTAAATGCAAAAGAAAGAGAAGCTGTGTTAGGGTTTGAAGCTTCTATGGCAACCAATGAGTTAGATAAAATAGAGGTCGAAAGAAAGTTAGAAGATGAGAAACTCAATAACAAACTTAATGCTCTTGATATAGAAAAACAAAAGAGAATAGAAAATGGAGAGTTTTATGGAGATATTTTGATAAAAGAAGAACAAGCCGTAAATGCTTCTGAAAGACAAAAGACTAAGTTTAAAGAGAAAGAAGAGAAAACAAAACTTGCGATAGCTAATCAAGTAAGTCAAGCTATTATTGGAATTGCTGGAGAAGGTTCTGCTGTAGGTAAAGCAGTTGCGGTTGCTATGGCTATAATGAATACTAAAGAAGCTATTACTGCTGCATTAGGAGCTAAACCTTATGGTCCTTGGAATATTGCACAAGCGGTTGCTACTGGAGTATTTGGTATGCAACAAGTAAGAGAAATAATGTCTACTAAGCTTCCAGAAGCAGCAGGAGGAAGTGGAGGTGGTGCAGGAGCTAGTATGTCTGTCTCTGCTCCAGACTTCAACGTAGTAGGTCAAGGCGCAGGTAGTCAAGTTGCACAAGCCGTTACGTCTGCCCAAGATAGACCTTTCAGAGCTTATGTTGTTAGTGGAGATGTTACATCTGCTCAAGAACTAGACAGAAAAACAGTTACAGAATCTGCAATAGGATAAATAAAACAAAACATAAATATAAAAGTTACCATATTATGAAAACAATAGAACTATATATTGACGAAGAGAACGAGTTTAGTGGAATAGAAGCCATAAGCGTTGTCGAAAATCCAGCAATAGAAGAAGATTTTATTGCGCTTAAAAAACAACAAGTACAACTTGCTGAAGTAGACAAAGAGAAAAGAATCCTTATGGGAGCTGCTCTTATACCTAATAAAAAGATATACAGAAACAATGGAGAGCAAGAATATAATATATTTTTTAGTGAGGAAACAGTAAGAAAAGCATCTGAATTATTCTTGTCAAGAGGTAAGCAAAACAATTCAACTTTAGAACATGACGTTAAACTCAATGGGTTGTCTGTTGTAGAATCTTGGATTGTAGAAGATAAAAAGAAAGATAAATCAAGAAAATATGGTTTTGATTTACCAGTAGGAACTTGGATGGTTTCTGTAAAAGTAAATAATGATGAGATATGGAATGACTTTGTAAAAGAAGGTAAAGTAAAGGGATTTTCTATAGAAGGATTTTTTGCTGATAAACTAGATGAAAGACCGAGAGAAAGTGTAGAAGAAGACTTTGATGAAATGGAAGCCCTGTCTAAGTTATACGAAATAGAAGAAGCATTCTTAGATTCACAAGAAGTAGAATTAGAATCCTATAATGACTATCCACAAGGCGCAGTAAACAATGCAAAAAGAGCTTTGAAGTATAAAAAAGAAAATGGTAGTTCTTGTGGAACTTCTGTGGGCTGGAGGAGAGCTTCACAGTTGGCCAATAAACAAAAAATTACAAGGTCCACGATTGCTAGGATGGCCTCATTTAAAAGGCATCAACAAAATAAAGATGTACCATATTCTGAAGGATGCGGAGGTATAATGTGGGATGCTTGGGGTGGTTCTGCTGGTGTTAACTGGGCAATATCTAAATTAAAGCAAATAGATAAGAAAAAGATGTCTGAAATAGATGAGTTAGAGTTAGAACTACAAGATGCTTTAGATTGTAATAAACTAACTTTATCTGAAGATAGATTTAGTGATTATCCAGAAAAAGCACATCAAAATGCTTTAAGAGCTTTAAAATACAAAGTAGAAAATAAAATACAGTGTGGAACAAAAGCTGGTTGGCAATTTGCGCAGATGTTAGCCAAAAAAGAACCCATATCAAGATGTTTAATATCTCAAATGGCTTCTTATGTTAGATTTAGAAGAGACAAGAATGTTTCTTATGAAAAAGGCTGTGGGAAACTACTTTGGGATGCTTGGGGTGGAGATGCAGGTATTAATTGGGCTACTGACAAAATAAAAGAGATAGATAGAGATATAGAACCTATAACTTCTTTAGAGTTAGCTTCAATGAAGATTAACGAATACTATGCTATCATAGATGATAGACTAGCTTACTCTTCTAAAGAAAAAGCGTTAGAAATAGCAAATAATATAGGATGTGAAGGATTTCACGAGCATGATTATGAAGGTAAAACTTGGTATATGCCATGTGAATCACATTCAGTAGAAGCAGGAGCTACTACTAAGAGTCCTTGTTGGGATGGCTATGAACAAAAAGGTTATCAGATTATAGATGGTAAAAGAAGACCTAATTGTGTTAAAAAGAAATAATGAGAAGAAAGTATAAAAAAACACCAAGCAGAACAAGCCCTCGTTCTTCAAGAAGAGGTTGTTTGTGTAAAGACGGGACTTACTCAAGAAAATGTTGTGATGGTTCTTTACAGGCTCAAGGTATAGGCTCTTTAGTTGGAGAAGATTTATTGCTTACTGAATCAGGAGCTTATTTACAACAAGAAAACGGTAATAATATAAAAGTATAAAAAATGGCAAAAAAAATATCACAATTAAATGCAATAACAACTATACAAGAAGATGATTTACTTGCTGTAGTAGAAGGAAGCGAAACTAAAAAAGCTGAAGTATATCAATTAGAGAATTATTTAATTCCTACTAATATTACTATGAGTGATGGTTCTACTGTTAACTTATCAGATTCAACTTATCATAAATCTATGCTTATTAAATTAACTTGGTCTGGTGGAGCAGGTAATGCAACATTAAATTTACCTCCAGCAGCAGACAATACAAATAGATTAATGAGGTTTATTTCTAATGGAGGATTCGCAGTTTCAACAAGAGTAAACTTAACTCCTACAGGTTCCGATACTTTAGACGGCTCTACAGATGCTTATGTCATAAACATAACTTATGAAGGTATACAAGTATGGTCGGATGGTGCTGAGTGGTTTGTAATACAAAAGAAAGCATAAAAATACAACAGAAAGAAAGGCTTGAAGTTATCAAGTTATACTATTAATTTAAATCAATAATATATGAAAGCTACCGACATCGTAGACAAATTTAAGAAAATCTTACTATCTGAGACTGAAGAAAAAGTCGAAGAGATAGAAGTACAAGAAGATGTACAATTAGCCGAAGAAGTTATCGAAGAAGTAAAAGATGAAGTTTCTGATGAAATTCCTGTAGAGGAAATTGAAAAAGAAGATTTATACGCTACTAAAGAAGAACTTTCTAAAGCTATTGCTGAAGTAAAAGCAATGTACGACCAATTAATGGAATCAATGAGTGACGAAAAGTCTCCTGAAGTTCCTGAAGAATTGAGTTCTGAAGAAGTATCAGAAGAAAGTGAAGTAGAATTATCTTCACAGGAAGCAGAAGTAGAGCCTATTGCTCATTCTCCTGAATCCAACGTAGAAAAAAACAATGTTCATTTATATGGTCAAAATAGACCACAAACAATAATGGATAGAGTACTAAACAAAATATCATAATAAAACCAAAACTAAAATAATAAAAAATGGCTACTACAACTTCAATTACAAGTACTTATGCTGGAGAATTTGCTGGAAAGTATATTTCTGCTGCATTATTATCTGGTTCTACTATAGAAAATGGTGGGATTTCAGTAAAACCTAATGTAAAATTTAAGGAAGTAATCAAGAAAGTCGCTACAAGCGGACTTATTGCTAATGCTTCTTGTGATTTTGCTGACACAGGTTCAGTAACATTAACAGAAAGAATCCTTCAACCAGAAGAGTTCCAAGTTAATATTGAACTATGTAAAAAAGACTTCCGTTCTGACTGGGAAGCTGTACAAATGGGATATTCTTCATTTGACAAATTACCTCCAAAATTCAGTGATTTCTTAATAAGCCACGTTGCTGCTAAAGTTGCTGAGAAAACTGAGCAAAATATC